GAATGGTTTGCGGTGGCCCGGACTGCCACAAAAGAAAACCCGGAGGCACTTCAGGGATTTCATGCGGACTATGTTTTTATCGTGGTGGATGAGGCTTCTGGTGTCCCGGAGAATACCTTTGAAGTTTTGGAAGGTGCTCATGGAGGGGTTGAGACGAAATCCCTTTTATGTGGTAACCCTACGCGGCGAGAGGGGGCATTCTTTGATTCTCATCATAAACTCAAGGATTTATATCGTTGTCTTCAATGGACGTGTCTCGATTCCCCTATTGTTCCTGCGCGATTTGCTGAGCGTATTGAAAAGAAGTTTGGCCGCGACTCGAACATTTATCGTGTGCGGGTGCTTGGGCAGTTTCCATTGCATTCGGAGGATACATTTATCTCCTATTCTCTTGCAGAAGCGGCCCTTATCAGGGAGATTCCGCCACAAACGGAACATCCTATTGTGTATGGTGTTGACGTTGCTCGTTACGGGGATGACAGTACAGTTATTGCTCGAAGGCAGGGTGATGAGTTTCTGCCTTACCATGTTTTGAGAGGGAAGAGCACAATGGAGGTGGCCGGTTACGTGGCGAGACTGGCAAACAAGGAGAAGCCCCGACACATCTTTATTGACGTGATAGGAATCGGTGCCGGTGTCTATGACAGACTCTATGAGCTTGGTTTCCCCGTGGTGCCGGTGAATGTGGCGGAGTCCCCCGCCGTAGATAGCCAGGAATATCGCAGACTAAGAGATGAGTTGTGGGGATTGATGCGGGAGTGGCTTGAAACGGGGCGGGGAAAGCTTTGGGACAATGAGGATGGCGACTTGATTGGCGAACTTACTGCTCCGACATATCGGGTTCTATCAGACGGAAAAATTCAAATTGAGCGCAAGGACGAAATGAAGAAGCGGGGGCTGGCTTCCCCGAATATAGCGGATGCGCACATTCTCACCTTTGCGCAGCCCTATGCGGCTTATAGGGTGCAGGATGATGAAGACTTGCCGGAAGAGCTATCTCCTTATGGGGATGGATACCGGCCTTTGGATGAATGGGTGGGGTACTGATGGAAGCGGACAAATATCTTGGATTGTCGAGTTACGTGAAGAATTTGTTTGAGGCCTTTAAGAGAACAAGGCAGCCTTGGGAAGACCTGTGGCAAGAATTGTGGATGAATTTTCTTGGTGAGTACAATCCGAATACTGCTTGGCGGAAGAAAACAGAAGGCAGGAAGAGTATGAGCAGGGCTTTTGTAAAGCTCACTTCTCTTAAATGCCATACTGCCCATTCGAAGATTATGGATGTTCTCTTCCAGCGCGGAGAGGTTCCTTTTGACTGCATTCCCGTTTTTTATGAAGAGCTTGGGCTAAATGTTGAGCAAGCGAAAGAGTCCGCTTACCAGGTAAGAACCTATTTGAGAGAACTTTTCCGAGATATAGAGTTTGAAGAAATTCTGGATACCGCCATTCTTGAACTCACGATATTGGGGACTACCGTTATTAAGGCCCCCATAGTGGAGATGTGGCGGAGAAAAATTCTGCGTATGCGTACCGTGGCCGGACTCCCCGTAGCAGGAATTGATTCCGAGGTCACGCCTTATGAGGCCGTGGAGGTTGAGGAACCTGTCCCCGTGGCGGACCATATCCCTCTTTGGGAGTATTACACAGATATAAATGCACTATCGAATAAGGATGCAATCGGGGAAATACATTTCCAAAGGTTACTTCCTGATAAATTCAGGGAGCTTGCATATCTGCCTGGGTATGACCCTGAAGCGGTTTACGAAGCGGCCCGGAGGGCCACGACAAATGAAGAGAATGACAAGCGATATATTCAGTTGAGCGACAATTATGCGGGAGAGCAATCAGAAAAGGACGCCCGGGTGAGCGTGCTGGAATTTTGGGGACGGGTGCCCGCGTCTCTGCTGAGAGAGGCTAAGGTTGCTATTCCTGATGATATTCCTGATGAAGAAGGGGTGGAATCTATCGTGGTTTTGGCGGCTGATGGGATTATTTGTAAGGCGGTGATGAATCCGCTTGGTTTCAGGCCGTTTTTCGTGTGCCCTTACAAGAAAAAGCCTCATGTCATTTACGGGACCGGGGTGGCGGAGCTGATGCGGGATGCTCAGCGTATCATCAATTCTGCGGTTAGGATGTTCATAGATAACAAAGCCCTGTCGGGGCCAGCCATGTTAGGGATAAATCTCGATAGAATAGACACGAGAAAAACAAGGAATTTAGATATATATCCTCTTAAACCCTGGTTCATCAGGGGGAATTTCTCCCCGAGAGAGGCAATAGATGTAATTCATTTTCAGGATTCTTCAAATGACTTGCTTAATATGATTCAGTTATTTGAGCGTTTCGCCGATGAGGAGACCGGTCTCCCGAAATACACATCAGGGCAGCAGGACAGTTTCCTGAATAAGACGGCAACCGGGATGTCTATGCTGATGACTCAAGCGAATATCAATCTGCGCACGGTCATTAGGAATATAGACAATTACATCATTGAACCTGTGGTGGAGGCTTTTGTTGACTGGATAAATTCAGTGAAAGGGCCCATTGCTCAGGTCCCCGTCAAGATAAGGGCCATAGGGTGCGACAGTCTGATGGCGAAAGAAATCAAGATGGAGAATTACATTAAGTTTATGCAGGTAACTGCCGGCCCGCAGGATGCTATCTTCATGGACAGGCCGAAGCTCATCAGGAACATTGCGCGGCTATTGGATGCGGAAGATGTAATGCGGAGCAAGGAAGAGACCGAGGCTATCATGGCCGAGATGACGAGACAGGCCCAGCGGGGAGATTACAAGGCATTAGTGGACATTGACCGGCTTTATCCTCTTCTCACCAGAACAGAACAAATGCAGATACTTGAGGCATTGGGAATAATCCCAGACATGAATCAGCCCGTTCCTGTAACAGGGCAGGAGGCTAAAGTGGCGGTTGCCGCTATGAAGGCGGCTAAAGGAGGAACCTGATGGCATTAGGAGAATACAGGCATGAACCATTATATCAGGCAATTTACAGTCTGCTTTCGGATAAGAGGAATGTGGCTTTGAACGAGCTGATTTCTGCTTCTGACATGATTATGATTTATCGCTTACAAGGAAGAATTCAATGTTTGCACGATATTATGTTTGAGATGGAGAAAGAGAAAGAACCCGAATTGGACGCAGAGAGAGAATCTGATTATTGGCCCTGATTACCGGAAGCCCGGCTCAGGGAAAAATAAAAGCGGCTACCTGATGAACAGGCCCGCAGAGGAGGGGAAAAATGGGAGTAGATGAAAAACTCGTAAAGGACGAACAGGAGTATAACGAAGCCTGGGACACACTTTCTCAGGATGAAGGGAAAGGGGAGGAAAAGCGTCAACCTTCAGAGACGCCTGCGAAGGACCTTCAGGCCGAAGAGGGAGAAAAAGGCGACAAGGCAAACGCAGAGCAAGATGAAGGTGGCGGGCAAGGGAGAAGCCCTATCTATGGGACTGTTGAGTCTATGGAAAAGGCTCTGAAGGACACAAGGAGCTATGCGTCCAGGCTTCAGAACGAAGTTGCAGAACTGCGCAAGAAAATAGAAGCCTTTGAAAGAGGGCAGGCCTCCGCGCAAGACGTGAAGGAACAAGCGGATAGAGCAGAGAAGGCCAAAGATGACCTCGATAATCTGAAGAAAACGATATACGAGGATTATCCTGAGCTTGAACCATTGTTTGAAACGTTAATAAAGAAAGTCTCGGTGGCAGAAGAAACAGTCAAGAACTTGCAGGCAGAGAAAAAACAGGTTGAGGAGTTGATGGCGAAACAGAACGCTATCGAGCTTTTTGAACGGGAGGTTAAGCCGAAAATCCTTGAAGTCCACAAGGATTTTGACCAGGTTGTGCAGTCGAAAGAATATTGGCAATGGGCGGAGGCCCAGAGTCCTGCGCTTAGGTATGCAGCGATGGATTCTCCCGACCCACAAGATATTATTTGGGCAATCGGAGAATTCAAGAAGTCCCTCGCCAAAGGAGATATTCAGAAGATAAAAGCGCAGGAAAGCATTGGGAAGGCAAACAAGGTGACGCACTTGCAGACATTACGCGGAGCTTCTTCCTCCGCGCCTGTGGGGGGAAGGAAAGGAGACCCGCAGGATTATGATGATGGTTGGGAAGAGGCCGGGAACATTCTTGAAAGGCAGGGCCTTGCATAGAATGAATGAAGTGTCTGCATGTGCTTGAAAACAAAAAATTAGTAAGTGATTAAACATTAACAGGAGGTACATGATGGTTACATACAATGACATTTCTCCGAGAGTACGAGCGTATGCAGACCGTAGGCTACTCACGAGGGCGGCCACGAATAACATCCTTGGCCAGTTTGGACAGGTGCGCACTTTACCGTCGAAAAGCGGGGATATTATAATTTTCCGTCGCTATAACAAGCTCGACCCCGCTACCACGCCCCTTCAGGAAGGGGTTACGCCTACTGGTAAAACGGTAACAAAAACCGACATCGCGGTTCCGCTTTCCCAGTATGGTGACTGGATAGGATATTCCGATGTGATTGAGGATACGCACACGGACCCGTTACTTCAGGAGTTTACCGACCTTTTAGGAGAGCAGGCAGGCGAAACCTACGATGTTCTCCGTGCAGGTGTACTGTGCGCGGGTACCAATGTACTTTATGCAAATGGGACGGCGCGTAATGCCGTAAACACGGCGGTCGGCAAGACTCTTCTCCGTAAGGCAGAGCGGGCCCTTCTCCGGCAGCACGCGAAACCGATTACTTCTATCATTCAGGCTGGACCGAACATTTCCACCAAACCTATCCCCCCGGCATTCATTGCCGTATGCCATGCGGATTTGAAGATGGACCTTGAACAGTTATCTGACTGGATTCCTGTCCAGGAATATTCTTCTCAGGGTGCGGTAATCAATGGTGAAATCGGCGCAAGCGGGCTCATCAGGTTCGTGATAGATAACAACCTGAAGCCTTGGGAAGATGCTGGTGGAGCAAAGGGGAGCATGATTTCCACGTCCGGCACTTATGCTGACGTTTATCCTGTCCTGATATTTGGGAAGGATGCTTATGGTTTGGTTGCCCTTGGCGGGAAGGGTAGTGTGAATACCTACGTTAGCAATCCGAAGCCTTCAGAGTCTGACCCTCTGGCTCAGCGCGGGACTATCGGTTGGAAGGGTTACACCGCCACGGCAATCCTAAATGACCTGTGGATGATTAGGCTGGAAGTGGCCGCCACCGCTTAATTTGAAAGGAGAAAAAATATGGAATCTGTCAAAGTAGGTTCTTTTGTAGGTACGGGGGCTGTGAAGACTATTGAACTGGGTTTTGTCCCGACGGCGTTTCTCGCATTCAATGTTACCGATGGCGATATTTTTCAGGCCTGGTTCAATGGTATGGCTAATGGTTCGGCTTTCCAGGGCACTAATGGTGACACCGCGCAGTTTTCTGCTGTGTCCTCGAATGGGATTTCTGCCTTTGCCGGGGAATCCCCTGGGAAGGTGCTTACAGGCGCGCTGTCTTTCACGGCAGGTTCGGCCTCTGTCTCGGGAGCAAGCACGTCTTTCCTCACGGAGCTGAAGGCTGGGGACATTATCCGCACGGCGGGCGATAACTGCTACGAGGTGCTTTCTGTTTCCAGCGCAACGGCACTTACCTTAAAAGAAGCGTCAAATGTTACTGAGAGTGGAGTCGCCTGCACAAGGGAAACGGGCCGTTCTCCTGGTGTGAATGTGGGCACCACGTTAAGCGAATCGGGGAAGACGATACGCTACATAGCGTTCAGGTAAGAAGATAGGCACACACGGGGCGCATCTATCACGGGGTTCTTTCCTCCCTTCTCCCCGTGACGCCCCGTGAAATAAAATAAGGAGGATTATATGGCTGTGTTAGGGGAAGGAGCAAAACGAGATAGTGATGAGAAAATAGACAATACTAAAGAGGTGGCTGAGACCTTAAAGGCTCAGAAGAAGAGAAGAATACTAATTCCTTCTACTGAGAAGGACAGGGACCCGGTATCTGTTCAGGTCAATGGCTATTGCTATGTCATTAAGCGTGATGAGGAAGTTGAAGTGCCGGAAGCTGTTGTGGAGGTGCTCAAAAACGCAAAGCTCACCACGTATGTCCAGAGGAAGAGGGAAAATGGTGACGGGAACGAGCTTGTGCCGGTAGTTTCTACCCGTTTTGCTTTTCAGATACTTTAACCATTAAGGGAAGGAGGAACAAACAATGTCAAAAATTGCAAACTATTTAGAGAATGCCATCGTGAACCATTTTCTGCGGAACTCCTCAGTAACATCTCCGACCAAGGTGTATCTTGCTCTATACACATCTGACCCGACCGATGCCGACACGGGGACAGAGGTGAGCGGGGGGGCTTATGCGCGGCAGGCTATCACATTTAGCGCGCCTTCCAATGGTTCGACTTCCAATTCGAGCACTATCACTTTCCCCACAGCCACGGCAAACTGGGGGACCATAACGCACATGGGAATACGTGACGCTTCATCGGGGGGAAATTTGCTGTTCTATGGGCCTCTTTCGGTATCCAAAACAATTACGACGGGAGACCAGTTTATCGTAAACTCGGGTAATCTCGTTGTA